TAAGTCCTGGTGGAGCTGGTGGTGCTGGTGGTGCTGGTGGTGCTCCAGGTCCTGCTGGTGTAGTTAGGGCACCTAATGCTTTCTGTAAGAAATCTTTAGCATCATCAGGGCTTAATGATTTAATATCTGTTACAATTTTTTCTCCTTTGTCTTTATCTTCGGGAATTAATTGATTAACATTACTATTAAAATAGGTTCTAGGTTTTGTTTTTTTCAAAGCTTCTACTAATAATTCTTTTAATGTTATCTCATCTCCACCACTTAATGAAATTAGTTTAGTATAGTCATTTAATCTATTCATATTTATATATATATATAATATATTATAATATTTTTATTATAATATAAATTTCATTTAATTTAAATGTTTTTTATAATAATAAAAATTATATATATTTTTTGTAATTACAAAAATAATTAAATGTTTTTTATTATTCTGGACCGTCAGCTATAATTCCTTGTAATCTTTCTTTTAGTGAAGTATTTTCTTTTTTACTTGTTGTAATATCTCCAATCAAACCTGCGGTGTTATCATATTTTTTTGTTAAATCTTCTTTCGAAAATCCCAAACTTGATAAATAAGTGTGAAAGAGAAGTACTATCTCTTGTAAAGAAAGATTTGAATGTAAAAGCATATCTTCAGTCATTTCATCCTTTGTTCTAAGCGCAGTGATTAATGGATGTTCAGTCTTAGCAACAGCTGACATTATCGCAGCCACATCACCCGCTTTTTTTAAAGGGTTAAGTCCAATAGCAAGCTCTGCTGGTGTTAATCCTCCAAAAAGACCAGGTGCTCCAGCTGGAGCTGCTCCTTTTGCTTTTTCTACTATATCAAATTGAGCAATCAATGCTTTAACTAAAGGCTCTTGTATACTTTTCCATTCTGCTACAAACGCGGCATATTGCGCGTCAGTTGCGCTTCCTTTTGCTACTTCTATTGTGCCATCGGTTTTTTTTATTTCAACTTCAGCTTTATTTTTTAATCTACTTTCAAATATACCTTCTGCTGTAACACCATCAGTAGTTGTATATTTATTAATTGCTTCTACAATCCTGTCTAAATTAGGATTAGCACCATCCATAAAAGTATTACCACCTAATAACACAAACTTACCTTTTCCAATTAATGATATGTATTCATTTAAATATGATTGAACAGTTTTATCCATAATATATATATATTGTTTAGAAAATAAACTATACGATTTAATTAAAACTCTCTTAATTAAATTATTTTTCTAATTCTTTATATTTTTCTACTAATAAATCAAATTTTTCTTTTGTTGTTTTAGTTTTACTTTCTGTTGTCGCCCATTGTCTGACACCTTTTTCTGTTAGCTTCGGATGTCTCTCAATTATAAATTTATCACCTCTTTTATCTTTCGCAGGTTTGTAATAACAATATTTTGGAATCATATCCGGAGTAACTCCGCAATTTAACGGAAGAGAACTTGTAATGTTTTTATAACCTTGATCAATTAGTTGTTTTGCTAAGTCTTGTGCTTCTTGATCTTCAATTACTTCAGTTTCATCTTCAACTGGAACAAGATTTTGTTCAATTATTTCTTGAGGAAATCCTGATAATTTAATAATTTCATTAAATGATTTACGAAGATCATTGCGATTATCTACATTTTTAATACCATCAACTAATAAAGCATATTCTGGATTCTTTCTTTTATATTCTTCAAGAATAAGTATTGCTTGTTGTAATTTTGTTTTTAAATCAATTGATTTAGAACTGGTTGAGTCTTTTAAAAATGGTGGATCTGAATATTTAATTTCAACATAAAATCTATCTCCATGTAATCCTTGTGGTTTTCTATAATAGATATTAGTTGGGATATCTTGAGGATTAATTCCACATCCTTCAGGTAATTCAATGTTTCTCTTTAATTTTCCTCTATTAATATTTTGATGACTTATAGTTAATTTTCTTAAATTTTCTAAACGGTTATCTCTTCCAATTTGATTAATATGATCAATTGAAAAAGCATGATCTTGTTCTAATGTTAGACCATATATCATGTAAATATGTTGATATAGAAATGATTTTATTCCTTCATTATTAATATAATTTCTATATATATATTTAGTATCTTTATTATAATACCATTTATCATTTATTATTGAGTTATTTTTATCAAAATCAATCACAAATAATATCTCTTCATTTCCTCTTGAACAATATCCAACAGTATATTTCTTATTATTATATACTACATTTGAATGACGAGTTCCATTAATAGTTTGAATTATATTTTGTTTTATTTTTTGTTCAATAATTGATAAAGTTTTTTCATTAATATATTCATTAATATATTCATTATCATTAATAGGTTCAAATAATTCTATTTCTATAGGAATTAAATTTTCTTGTATAATTTCAATTGGATAACCTGATTTTCTAATAATTTCATTATATGAATTAATTAAATCACTTCTTTTTTTAGTATTGTTAAATTTTTTATTAAGTTCAATTAATTCTTTATTTGTATTATTAAATTCTTCTAATTTTAATATGGCATTTTTTAATTTTTCTTTCGCGGATATATTTTTTGCACTTGTTGACTGCCATTTTATATCACCTGATTCTAATTTAATTTCAATTATAAATTTATCTCCATGAGACGCATCTGCTTTACGATAAGTTATGTATTTTGGAATATCACTAATATTAATTCCAATTTCTGATGGTATTGATAAAGTTCTCTTTTGTTGAATATACATTAGTTCAATTTCAGTTAATTGTTGAAGATTTTCTATACGATTATCGCATCCAAAATTATTAATATGTTCAATAATTGTTTTTTGTTTTTTATCTTGATCTTTATTCATTAATAAATTATGTAAGCTTAATTCCATTCGTTCTCCTTCATTCATACATGAATGTGAGATATAACCTTTATCATTTTTGTAATGCCATTTTTTTTCAATGACATCATTTTTGTTAAATTCATCTATTACAAATAATTTATCCTTATTATTATAAGGAATATAACAGACAATATATTTATTATTATTATATGAAACTTCTTTATGATTGATAACATCAATCTCAATCTGAATGGTTTTTGTAGCTTTGATTGTTTTGGGGAGGGGCATTATGTATATAATATATACATAATAACTCTTTATATAGAGAAAATAAAAAAAACAATTTTTTTGTTTTTGTGTTTAATTTGAATACGCTAACCCGGCCATGCCACTCATGACGCGTAATACGTTGTAGTTTACGGCGTATACGGAGAACTTGGAGTCATCGCCAAGGTAGGCTGTCTTGAAGCCAGATTCAGCGGCACCAGTGAGAGCACTTAAGCGACCGAATGTTACCGCGAGTGTGGCGTTATCGATACGGGAGAAGTTGCATGTGCCGGAAGGTTGGTGTTCTTCGGGGTTGAGGGCGAAGGAGTATACGTTAACACCGTCAGAGGGGGTGTTGCTGAAGTGTTGCCAAGGTTGGCAGTAGTTAAAGTATACGCCTTCACGTTCAGAGAATCTGTCTTGGCCGTTGAGTTGGAGTAAGGCCTTTGTTACAGAGTTTTCAGAGCCATCGAGTTGGAGGCCGAAGTTATCCCATTGGTAGAGGATTACATCAGAGGCGGCAGCACCTTCGCCAGTTGTGGCACCGGTACCGAGAACTAATGTGCCAGAAGCTACACCGTTGCCGAATGTGAAAGATGTAGGGAGGGCGTTGACGGGCTTGGAGATTACGTCAAGGGGTAAGAGTTCGCCTAAGATGGTGATGTTGTCTACGTCAGCGAGGGCGGATGTTCCGTTGACAGCTACGGCTACAGCGTTAACTGTGGCGAATACTGTGGCGAGGGAGGCATCGGAGGGTGTTACTCTGCCGTAGGAGTCTACTGTTACGTAGCCAGAGCTGACTGTGGCGTACTTGAGGATGAAGCGTTTGGTGGCGGCTAAGCGAACTACGTCTAAGTCTGTGGGGTGGTAGGCTAAGAAGTTGTTTCCTTGTGTGTAGCGGCCGAGCTTGTTGACCCAAGCTAAGAACTTGCAAGGGTGATTTAAGTTGAGTCTGAATCTGGGTTGTTCGCCAGTTACGGATTCTTCACCGGGGAATTGGAGGGCTTCGATGAGGTATTCGTGGGAGGCTTGGGCGAAGCGTTTACGTTCTTCAGAGTCAAGGTAGATGTAGTCTACAAAGAGAGAGCAGTCGTTGAGCTTGAGGCCGAGGGCAGAGGCTAAGGCTTTGCCAGTGCGGCCAGAGCCGGCTTGGAGTACTACGAGTTGTTCTACGGGTCTGAATTCAAAGTTGATGCGGACTTCGTGGTATTGGAGAGCGATTAAGGGGAGAGCTAAGCCATCGAAGCGGCAGAAGAAGAATCTCATGGGGACCCAGAGAGTGTAGGCAGGGTGAGTTGCGTTGAGTACTGTTAATTCGGGGACATTGCCAACCATCTTGGCATAGCCACGGTCTTGGCCGAACTTTCTGGAGAGTTCATTCCAGATTGTTAACCATTCGCCCCAGTGTTTGTCGATACGTGTGCCGCCGATTTCGAGTTCTACGTTATCGATTAAAGCGTGGCCGAGGGAGGTTACCCACGCCCACTTAGCGTTGGCGTAAGCGCCAGCCGCTGTGGTTGAATCACCGTTGGATACGGTGGCTCTGAGGTACATCTTGGTGATTAAATCACCGTTACGTACGACAGGGCATTGGACTTTGCGACCGAAATCACCGGTTCCGTTGAAGGTTTGTTCGATTGATTCCATCGCGAAGTTTGTATGACGTCTGTATACCACCTTAAAGAAAGTAATTTGAGGATTTCCAGTGAGATATACGTCTTGCGCACCATAAGCTACTAATTGCATTAAACCGCCACCCATTTGTTATATATATAATTATTAATAAGAAAAAAAAAATTTGAATTTAAATTAATTAAATAATTAAAACTATACTATTTTTTATTTAAGAGCTTAGGCATAATTTATAAAATATATATATAGATGTTTAAAAACAAGAACTCGAAATACCATTCAATTTTACAATCTATAAAGAAACAGCCCATTAAATCAAATTTAGCTACCCGTCATGAAGAAATTATTAATGATTTATCTAATAATCAAATGAAAATTACAAATTTAGAAAAAGAAATCGCTGATTATGATGAGAAGATTAAAAATACTACTAATGTCTCAGAAAAAAATGCCTTTAATTTAAAAAAGCAGGACTTACAATCAAAGATTCAACAATTATCATTATATGATGAGTTTGATTATTATCATGAAACAATAGATATTTTAATGGATTACGAAGATGATACACAAGATAAATTTAATTTATTAAATCAATATTTATCAAAAGTAGATAAAGATACGATTAATAAGGATAATAAAAAGAAAAATAAATTTGATAATATATCTCAAATGTGTATTAAATGTTCAGATGAAATGATTTTAGATATTCATAATGGATTAATGGTATGTCATATATGTGGTCATTGTAATACTATTTTAGTAGAAAGTGATATTCCAAATTATAAGGAAGAATGTAATGATACTAAAGTGTATGTTGCGTATAAAACAATGAATCATTTTAATGAGTGGTTAAATAAAATACAAGGAAAGGAGGTTATTGATTTAAGTGATGAAGTATGTAATCAAATAAAGAAAGAAATTAATAAGTATGATTTAAAAGGTAATCCTCAAAATATAACACCTAATTATATGCGTGAAATTCTTCGTAAATTATCATTAAATAAATATTATGATGATATACCATATATTATATTCAAAACAACAAATAAAGAGCCACCGCAATTACAAAGAGAACAAGAAGAAAAATTAAGATCAATGTTTAGAGAGGTTCAAGAACCATTTAAAATATATAAACCAAATGTAAGAAAGAATTTAATCAGTTATTCATATATAATATATAAATTATGTGAATTAATAGAATTAGATTATATATTACCATTTATTCATTTATTAAAATCTGATCAAAAAATCAAAGATATGGATATTATATGGAAAAAGATATGCCTACATTTAAATTGGGAATTTATTCCTTCAATTTAATCTGTCAAAATAAGTTATTATTTTATTATAATAATATATTATTATTATAATATATGACTGGTGGATTAATTCAAATAGTCGCATATGGGACAGCAGACGTTTTTTTAACTGGAATGCCCCAAATAACATTTTTTAAATTAGTGTATCGCAGATATACAAATTTTGCGATAGAAAATATAGAACAAAAATTTAGTGGAGTTCAAAATTTTGATAATATTATTTCGTGTACACTGGAAAGAGTTGGAGATTTAGTAAATAAAATGTATTTAAAAGTTGTTATCCCAACAGTTTTTCTAACTAATCCTAATTATGTTTCTGATTATACGCCATCAGATTCATTTCAATTACAAAGTTTAAATACAGAATATAGTGATTTTAAGGCAATTATTGACTACATATATAAGTATTATCGTGAAATGTATAATTATATAAATACTATTAATCAGAATATAAATTTGACGAATTTTTTTAATAAAATTATACAAATTACAAATGTATATTATCAATCATCTGAATACAATACATTAAAGACAAAATATAATTCAACTTACAGTAAAAAATTACAGATAAATCAAATAGTCCCAACCAATTCATTTTATGATGATCAAGGAATATATAAATATGGCACGTCTACATTTAATAACATAAAAGTATCTGATATAGATATAATTAAAATTATTGTTAATTACAATAAAAGTGATTATACAAATTCAAATGCTCTACTAATAAAATTAAAAGATGAATTATTAAATTACAAAAATAATACAATAAAGATGGATAAATTTTTATTTGACAACATAAATGATTTTAAGAAGCAACATAAAAATTATCCAAATTATAAATTTGCTTGGGTTAAAAAATTAGGACATCAAATTATTAATAATATATTTGTTGAAATTGGTGGTCAAATTATTGATAGACATTATAATGATTGGTATAATATTTGGAATGAATTATCTCTTAATTCTGAAATGGAATCTGTGTATAATAAAATGATTGGTAATATTGATAGTCTAACAACCTATGATTATAATGTAAAACAATCATATACAATGTATATACCATTAAAATTTTGGTTTAATAAATTTATTGAGGGATCTCTTCCTTTAGTATTTTTAAGATATCATGATGTTAGAATACAATTACAATTAAATAATGTAAGAAAATTATTTTACACAAATGCTCCATCCGATTATAATTTTGAAGATGGTATTCAATTAATGGATATTAGTTTATTAGTAGATTATATATACTTAGATAATGATGAAAGAAGTAAATTTGCTCAATCTTCTCAAGAATATTTAATAGAATTAGTTCAAAATTATAATTATTACAATATTAATACAAATTCAGTAACAATTGAATCATATTTTATAAATTCAATTAAAGAGATGTATTGGGTAGCTCAAAGCAATTATGCTTTATCAAATAATTTTTTCAACACATATGATTTGGGTATACTTTATAAAATCACTGGAATATCATATATAATATCAACCACATTAGAAAAGAAGATTCAAATATCTATCAGTAATCATATATTTAATAAAGGTGATATTGTAACAATATTCAATTCACAATTTTATAATGGAGATTATCTTGTTATTAGTGCTGATCTTTCATCTATTACAGTATATTCTCTATTTTACACAACTGAAAATGATTGTTATGTTCAATTAAAAACACCTGTATCATCAACTCTAACTTTTGGAGATAAAAATCCTTTTGCTAATACAACTTATACTTTTGAACAATATAATAGATTTCAAAATTATGATTCTACCTATACAAATTTTGTAGAATCTTATAAATATCATACTAAGACTTCGTCAGATGGTATTAATTCATATTCATTTAGTTTAATGCCAGAAGAATATCAACCAAGTGGAGCTGTAAATTTGAGTGGTTATAAATATAAATCTTTTATATTTCAAATGAATCCAAAAACAATCGAATATATTTTAGCAAATAATGATACTTTAACATTAAAGACATATGCTTTAGGTTATAATATACTAAGCTTTAAAAATGGAATGGCTGGTTTAGTATTTAATATCTAATTGTTTCCTGTTTACAAAAAAAAATATTAATGATGATATATTTTTGAAATTATGGTGTAAAAAACCAAACGAGACAAAAAAATAAAAAAATAGTTTAGTTGATAATTTCATAAGTAAAAAAATTGATTTGTTAATTTTTTAAAATTTATTTTCAAGTAATATTATTATCATATTGAGACGAATCGCCGAATTATTCAAAACCCAGAAATCTTTTTTTAAAATATGTTCTAAACCAATTGAACATCAAATAAATTTATGGAAAACACATTTACCTTCTATTCAACCACATTATGCCATAAAATGTAATAATGATCCAAAATTAATAAATTTATTAGCAAAAAATGATATAAATTTTGATTGCGCAAGTTATGGTGAAATTAAGCAAATATTAGGATTGGGAATAAATGCGAATCGTATCATATATGCAAATCCGTATAAGAATATTACTGATATAGAATATGCGATTAAACAAGATATTCCTCTAACCGTTGTAGATTCGGTAGAAGAATTAGAAAAATTAAAAAATAAGGATATTGAAACATTAATAAGAGTTAAAGTAAATGATAAAGATTCTTTAATGCCATTTAGTTCAAAATTTGGAAGTACATATGAAGAAACAATTGATATTTTAAAATTAGCAAAAAAATTTAATAAAAATATTAGTGGATTTTCATTTCATGTTGGTAGTGGATGTTATAACCCTTCTCAATATTTTGATGCTGTTAATATGGTATATGATATAATTAATCAAACAAAAGAATTAAACCATAAATATAAGATAGTGGATATTGGGGGAGGATTTTCTGGAGAATCGGACGAAACATTTATAGAACAAGCAAATATGATAAATAAGGGATTAAAATTATTTAATATTGATAAGTATTATGGAATAAAATTTATATCAGAACCTGGTAGATTTTTTATGACAAAAAGTCACGTCTTATATGTTCCAATTATAGGAAAGAAAAGAACTAATGGAAAAATACATTACATTGTAGATGAAAGTTTATATTCATCTTTTTCTAATATAACATATGACTTGGCTAAACCAAATTTAAAGTTATTAATAAATGAAAAAATAGATACTTCAAAACTATATGATTCTGTAATATTCGGTAGAACATGTGATTCAGCAGATAAAATTATGGAAATGAAAATACCTGAATTAGACGTGGGTGAATATTTTGAAATTAAAAATATGGGAGCATATACTACAGTATCATCTACAAATTTTAATGGATTTGATACGACTGAAAAAGTATATTTATGCTGATCTTTTACTCATCTATGAGTGAAACAAAAAACTAAACAAATTTAAATTATAATTTTTATAATTTATTTTTATTTAAAAGATCATTATATATTAGAATATATGCCATCGGGAATATTACAATTATTAGTAACTGGTGCCCAGGATAAAATATTAATATCAAATCCGCAGATGAACCACTTTAAACAAGTATATTTAAAGCATGCTAATTTTTCTATATTTAATTATGAACTTCCAATTACATCTCAATATGACTTTAATAGTTTAGTTAATTTTGAGATACCAAAAAACGGTGATTTATTAAGAAAACTACATATAAAAGTAGAATTACCAAGTATATCAATTGAGTATAATAATCCATTAAATGTTGAGATAGAAAACATTAAAAAGAAGAATGCTTATAAATCGATTGATCTTTCAATATATAATTATAACTTATATAATTTGAATACATTTAAAGATATTATGGAATATCAATTAGACATAACAACTAAAGTTACAAACTCTGAGTTATTTTGGTATGATTCAAATACTAAAGTTGAAACATACAATGTTGTCATACCTAAATTAGATTTAAATGAATTTATTGCTACCTCAGATAAAGAATATTACTATGAGATAAATCCTGATCCAAGAATATTTAGTAATACCTCTGTAAATTTCAATTTTCCATTAATAAGCACACCAAATATTATTACAGATTATCAAACATTTTATAATAAAATATTATTATATTCATCACGAAATAGTCCATTAAGTGCTACATTTAATATAATAGAAAATTTACTAATAAAAAATTATCAAACTACGCTATTAACATCAGACAATTTAAAAAATATTTTAATAAAAAATCTAAAAGATAATATTTTTATAGATGAAGAATTTGCTGCGATTGATTCATTATATAAGTATATTGATTCCATTAGATTTATTCGTCCAATCGCATTATATGATAATTTACAAATTAATAATATTCTTCATTCAGCTGACAGTGATTTAATTGGATATCCAGAATATGATCAAACATATTTTAAAACAACTGATTTAAAACAAATATTAATAACAGCTTCAGTATCAAATACAGTATTAAATACTGTATCTACCAGATTAATATACGTATTAACAACTGATGTAACTGGAAATCAGATAAAATTTAATAATCAAACATATGGATTATATAACATTATAAAACTTGATTATATTACAACATCAATATTAAACTCATTATATAATCAATTATTAATAACTGGTTATCAATTTATAAATTATTTTGATTATTTAAATAATCCAGAAAATATACAAATAAAAATTACACCTTTTACGTCATCATATACATTTGAATTTGATGATTTTAGTCAATTGTTTAATATTAATAATATAACAAAACAATTAAATGGATATTATAAAATAGAATTGCCAATTTTTACATTTGATATTAGTTTAATAAATAAATATATTTATTTTTACTATAATGTATTAGCTGATAGTGCGTCATTAGTTCCATTTTGTATATTGCAAATTTCCAGTTATTATATAGCAAATGGAATTATTTATATTTTTGCGAATCCAATTAATGTTGTTGGTTTAAATATGACAACTAATAATATTTATTTGGTTGATAATCAATATTTATTACAAACAAATAATATTAACAGCGATGCTTTTGATTTAAAAAAAATTAATATGGCAAATGTAGATATTGATTCATATAATTTATACAATAATTTTATATCAATTCCAGATAATGTAAATTTTAACCTTGATGGAACAATTGAAACAGAAACAGCTCAAAAGACTTTATTCAAAAATAAATTTAGCACTTATATATCAAATAATTTAAATAATGATTATTCAATCATTTATAATATTTTGAAATCAATGTTTAAGAATCCAATTCAGTTTATATCTTCTCAGACTTATGTAAAAAATTTGTATTTCAAAGTAATTTTAAATAATGACGGTATTAATGGTTTTAGTATATCAAGTTTAGGCACTTCTACATTTGCTGAACAAGATGCTTTTGGTAATTCAATTATGATTAAATATTTAACATCAATCTTAGCTGAAACATTTGATGGTTTAATTATTTCTGATAATTATTATTTGTCATTAATTCAAAATTACGTAAATAATTATAGTGCTATATATCAAAAAACATGGAATAATTTAAATGACGCAGTTCAAAATGCTCCATATATGAGACAATTTTTGAAGACTATTAATTTTATTGAAAATAGTCCTTTATACATTAGATTTAAATTAGATACAGGAACAATTAATACAATTATGAATTTAACAAGCACTATTACTGATGTATACGTTTTTGATTCAAAATTCAATTATGTAACAATATTAAAACTCAGTTCAAAGAATTGTGTTGTGTTTAATAATCGCAATTACATATATATTTATATATCAGACTTAACACCATCAAATGTTATTTTTCCATCAATGGTGAAATCTGGCAATAGATTAGAATATGTATCAGGTGGAGTGACATATAGTTCAACTGTTGTTGAGATCACTTATGTTGATACAATTTATGCGACAAATCTTAATAGTTTTTTAAGTGGAACTACTTTATTAAATTCTTCTAATACAATACATGGTAATTATATTTATACGGATTTTTTATTAAATTTATATGATTATTTAGATCTAACATATCAAATATACTTGAGTAATAAATATAAAATATCTGACATATCAAATGTGATAACAATAATAGATACAAATATATTATATAAATATGTATCAGTTGGATTTAATAATTTTCTAACTACTATAAATAATCGTTTAAAAGTATTAATTAATCAACAAACAGTTGATACATCTCCATATTTAACATTTTTAACAGATTATGAATATTTAACAAATACAATAAAAACAAATGCTTATTTTTATGATAATATCATAAATGATTTTTATAATTTTAATATGATAAATGGATATTATTTTATGAATTCATATTCAAATATTAGTGTCCAAGTTTCTAATATTCAACAAACACATACATCATTTAGTAATTTTATAAATAGTGTTATTGACAATGATACATTTATTACTAATACTGGTCCTGGTATATTATTAAAAACCTATTTATATTATAATGCTGGAACTCAATTAGAATATCAATATAATACTATAACTAATTCATTCTTAAAATTAAGCACAGTTGGAATAAAAGATGGTTCATTTAGTTTTGCTAATATTGGTTTATTAACAGCTAATTTAATTCTTAATAGTTCTAATATTTATGATGGTGCGAATATTGCGAATTATTTAGATTCTATAGATACAATATATTATAATAATAAAGATAATCAATATGACATGAATCCACATTTATATTATGCTTATTTAAATTTAGGATATATAGAAAATTTATTATCCTTAAATGAGTATGGAAATATAAATTTATCAATTAAAGATTATACAAATTTTAAATATTCTGATATAGATAATGTAATTGTTAAGGTATTAGATTTTTATAGAGGACAATCTTTCTCACCAGCCTTAAATGGAGTTATTACAATGAATTCTACAACTGATTTTTATTCCAATGTTCTTTTAAATAGTTCAATTGAAAGTAGTTTATTGGAATTAAAAGGTGATTCAAATAGTATTATATTAAACGATTTAGTATATTATTCAACATATAGATTTATTACTACTGGAGTTTCATTGGCATTAATTAATATTTGTAATGTATATGTAAGTGATGTAAAAAAATTAATATCATATTTTAATGATAATTTAGATAATATTAATTATTTAAGATTTATATCCGAGAATGATACAACAATTACAGGTACATCATTATATAATAAACTTAACGTAAGTAGTTATACTCAAATGGATGCTCTTAATATAAATGACTATCAATTGGAATATTATGAAAATAATAATGTATATCAAGCAATAAATAATTATAGAACAAATTATATCTATAATACAGTCTTACAAGGTGTAGATACTGATGTTCAAAATTATCTTGATTATACAGTTTCAATTTATAATACATTTGAGATTGGTTCATCATTAAAAAAGATTTCAGATCAAACTACATTATTATATCCAACAGCTGATTTATATACATTAGTAGGTAAAACAAAAATATTTGGAAATATTAATGTTTCTGGATTAGATGATATTAAGAATTATTTAATTGGTTTAAAAAATACATATTCAAGTAATTATAATATATATGTTAATAATGCGAACTTATTGAATATACAAGATGATATTGAATTAAATACAATTAATAGCACAATTAAAACAATCAATACAAAATCCGGTCAATATATTCCCAGCTTATCATCTATGGATCAATTTGATGAACACAAAAGAAAAAATTTTGGATTTACAATTGATTCAAAAGCTGATTATATCTATAATGTTAATGGATCAATAACAAACTTAATGACAACTCAATCTAATATCGCAAATATTGAATTATTTAATAAAGCTATTTTAGATACCTACACTTATCAAAACTTTTCAAAAACCTATGAATTCCAATTAAGATTAATTCAATCATATTTTAATACAGACGTATATAATTTAAATGATTCTGATATAGCTTATTTAAAACCATTTTATGCTTTAGAAAACACTGATTTATATTATTATAATTATATATACATTGCTCAAATTAATAAATTATACAATAATGAAATTCCATCCAATGTAGTATCATTTATATCAAAAAATAATAAATTAGATAATAACTTAAATCAAATGTATTTTAATGTTCAAAGAAATATGAGTAATGCTGAATATTATCTTGAAACTCTAAAAATATTAGATAATAATACAATGACTCAAATAGATTTAAATTATATGAAGAATTATTTAAAAGATAATGTAATTTATATAAATTATGTATTAAATTCAGAAAATGGCACAAGAAAATATGAATATAAACCCCAATTTAGTTTGGTAGATTATGGAACAATTACATTTTTTTCAAATAATGTTGATACATTATATATACCAATTATAAATTCATATGTATACAATAAAATTGATCTAACAGTCTTAACAACAAGTGATTTAGTAAAAGTATTTTATTATAATTTTTTGTATTTATTACATGATTTATTTTTATTAGATGGAAATATGAGAGTATCATATTCAAAAATTTCTGGTATAAATTCAACATATTACAATTCAACATCATTTAAAGATATATATAAGAAATTAGTTACAGAATATTTCTATTTAATCTTAAAAGAAAAACAGATAACAGAAGAATCAGATATAAATACGATTACATTTTCAACTATATATAATAACATTAATAATAAAACATATGATAAATTATTAGAATATTTATTATATAGTAATTTTAATACGGATAATACATATGATTTGGGAAATGTAATTACAGACTATAAAATTCAATCAATACAAAAGAATCATGAGTATGATGAAAATTTTGCTATAATTTATGGAATTAAAACTTCAATTAATGATCAAAATTTTGAACATCTAATAGATATTACAAACTATAACAATAAATATAATCAATATTATGATTTAAATTACAACATAACTACATCAAACCTTACTTTATTACAACAAACATATTTAGCAAATGTTGGAATTACAAATGATTATATATTTTATCAAAATATGGTTATACCTAAACTTGATTACAATCAAATAATTCAAAGTAATATTTTTAATGCTAATGTATATACAAGCACTTATCAAATCGATACAAGTAATGGAAACATTGTAATTAACATGAATGATATTAAATATATTAAAACAAAAATCCAAAACTACCTACTTAACGAATTAGCTGTATCAAATACAATTACAAATACCTCATATTTAAATGGTAATAGTTCAATTCAAAGTATTGTTATTGATAATTTAGAATATAATGGAAATTTAATCACTCAAATAGATTTAGACTTAAAAACAAAAACTTTTGCTATTCAAAAATCCATTGCTAATGTTGCTTTTATACCAACTGAAATACAATCATTAAATGCTTGGTTTGATTCATCTGATCGTGCGTCAGTAACTAAAGATCTATCTGGTGTAATTCCTGTAGCGACAAATGGAGATTTGGTTGCGAAATGGACAAATAAAGCTTCAACTGGTGAAAGTTATAAATTTGAACAACCTCTTTCTAATTTGAGACCATCGTGGAATATTAATGGAGGAATAAAATTTAATGGCTTTTCATATTTTAATACTATTTTAAATTTAAATACAACTTCAACAATCTTCTTGGTTACTGAAACATCATTACGGGGTGGATATAATATGTATTTTGATAACGGAAATGTATTTAGTCCAAATATAATTCAAGGACCTACGATATGGTCAGATGGTCCATATGGAAATTATTTATACGATGATTATACATTTAATTTAGAATTAGACTATGGACTAAAACAAATGGGATTAAATATATTTTCATTAGAGAGAGTGGATGGAAAATATATCAATGGATATAATAATGGATATACGTCATTTATAAATAATAGTGGAAATATATATGGAATTACCGGGAATGTTTCAATGTCAGTTTTACCAGGATATTTAGATCAAAATCAAACATTAGCAGAATCTATGAGTGGAAATATATATGAAATATTAATATTTAATAGTATCTTAAGCAATGACCAAAAAACGAATATAAATATATATTTGGGTAATAAATGGAAGAATAAATATAAAATAAACTTAGGTAATAAAGCGGAATATTTCACTTTTCCGTTTGATTATTTACCTAAATTATATGATTATACTATATCAAATTCTAATGTACAAATATCATTGAATCATTATTGGGACAAAAATTTTTCTAATATCGCAGATCAAATATATTACGAATATAATAATATCTATAAAAATAATAATTATTCGATTAGTGCTAATTTAGACATCTCTAATATTTCTCAATATTTATACATGACTGATTTAATGACAAGTTTGGGAGCAATTAATATTAAAAATGTATTTGATTATGATTTAACAATTACTTCATCTGATATGACAATAAATAATTCAAATATATATATCAGTAATAATGTAATGAATAATTATAATAATTATATATCTGAAATAGATGAATACAAAACAAATTTAGTTATTAAAGATTCATTTGAATTAATATTAAATCCATTAAAATTTGATACAAACTATACAAGATATAAATTGATGAATAATATGGCTAATATTGAAAATAATTCAAATATATATTATCAAAAATTACCTACCCTAATACAAAAAACATCAGTTGTTTCTGCCAACACAACAGAAAGAATATATAATTTTAATAAATTAGTTGATATAATTTTTTCAGCCTCTTTAAATGGATCAATATTTTACAATAAATTAGATTTAGCAAATACATATATTGGAAACGTTCATATACCAACAATACCATATAAGACAGAATATAATTTAGAAACATATTTTTATCAAACACAACAACAGCAAAATTCAAATATAGTATTATTAAATGATGTTATAGATATAAATAATCAAATTTCTAATTTAGAAGATCAAAAAATAAAGATATTAAATAATACCAATCTTAAGATTTCTGAAGTGAACAACGATATAATAAATTACAATAAGACTAATTTAGAAATCGCAACTATTAGCAAGAGACCTCCAAATGCTTTAGTAAGTTGGATTGAAAAATTAGGAATATATTTTACTGATTTTTATGAATTTTATATAGGAGGAGAATTAATAGAGAGAGTTGAAGATGATTTTATAAATTGTTACTTAGATTTATATTCTAGTTCAGAAATGCGTAAAGCACTTAGAAAAATGATTGGACAAGTTCCTCAATTAATATTAAAAAAGACATCAATTGGAAAATACACATTATATTTAGATATACCATTTTATTTCAATAGATATAAAAAGATGAATGGAAATGCTGTTCCAATAATAGCTTTATTATATAATAAATTGAATGTAAAATTTAAAATTAAAGCTCTTGAGAATTTATTAAATTTTGATCCATATACTAAGATAACAAAGAAAGGAAAGATGAAAATAAATTTAATGTGTGATTATATATTATTAGATCATGTTGAAAGAAAGAAATTCGCTGAATCAAAACATGAATATATCATAGAACAAATACAATATTCAAATTATGTTTCATCATCATTATCATCTACAAATCAAATTAAATTAAATTTTAAAAATCCTACAAAAACAATGATATGGTTTGCACAATTAAAAGAAAAAATAACAAAGAAACAATATTATAATTACACACAAGACGATTATTATTATGACATGAACAAATATATAGAATCTACTGAAGTAAGTAATAAATATTTAGATTATTTATCAGAAAAACTTAAATATTTAATAGAAAGTTTAGAAAAGAGAGATCCAACAAAAAAAATATTCAACAGATCAATGATATTAAAAATGCCATTTGAAAATCATAATTCAACTCTACGAGCAAACTTAAGATATGCTGTTCAACCAACAAGTTCAACATTAATTTCTCAAAGTAATCTAAAAGTAAATGGTCATACACGCTTTTTAACATCAGCAGATGAAACACAATTAATCAGACCATATACATATTATTATAAGTCTTTATTAAATGGAATCAATATATATAATTTTAATATAGATACACAAACAACACAACCAACTGGTAGTATTAATTTTAGTTTTTTGAATGATATTAATTTATTGATAGACTTTAATAAAATTATTGATCAAGAACTTACAGTTAAAACAATGACAATATCATTTAATATGCTAAGAATAATGAGTGGATATGGTGGATTAGCATTTGATGTAATTTAATTTAATAACAATTAGTTAATTAATTGTTATTAAAATATTATACTATTTTATTAATGGGCGGAGGTTTAGTTCAATTAGCAGGATATGGATTACAAGATATGTATTTAACTTATAAACCAACTATAACATATTTTAAAATGGTTTATAAAAGACATACTAATTTTTCAAGTGAAAGTATTCCACAATTTTTTCAAAATAATCCAAATTTTAATGGAAGATATACATGTAATATAGCAAAAAATGGTGATTTAATGGGACAAATATATTTATGTGTTACATTACCAAACATACCTAAAATAATAGATACAAGTTTTATTAATCAAGATATTGATCTTAAAAATATAGCAGTTACAAGTTGGATTGATAAAATTGGATTTGGATTGATTAATTCAATTGAATTTGAGGTTGGTGGACAAGTTATTGATAAGTTATATGGCGATTGGTTAAATATATGGTATGAATTAACACAAAGATTTAATAAAAGAGCATTAGATACAATGATTGGTAATATACCACAATTAAAGACATATCAAAATGGACATGGATCGTATTTACTTCATATACCTATACCATTTTATTTTTGTAAGTATAAGGGATTAGCATTACCATTAATCGCTTTAGAATATAGCGATGTTAAAATAAATGTTGAATTTAATAACTTAAATAATTTATTGGTGGTTGGTCCATCAAATTATATTAAAATACAAGAAAATGTTGTTAATTATCAAGTTAATGAAATGATATATCAACTTGTTGGGAATAATTACGTATATGGAAAATTTATAAAATACGATGAAAATACCCAAAGATTATATTACATTAAATTAAATAATTCAACATCATTTATAACAGGATATCCAATTGTTGGTGCTGATAGTAAGTATTCAGTAAATCCAAATTCTTCCTCAATGGAGGTTAATTATCGTAGTAAAATAAACAGTGTATTTAATTTGGATAATATCACATTAGGTTCAACATTTTTGTATGTTGATTATATATTCTTGGATAATAATGAGAGATTAAAATTTGCTAAGTCAAATCATGAATATTTAATAGAACACTTACAATTTGATAATGAAAAAATATTAATTAATAATAATAACAAAATAAATATATCATATAATCATCCAACAAAGGCTCTATATTTTGTCACTCAATATGATTCTATAGCAAATTCAAATTTAAACGATTTATTTAATTATACTAATAATGTTCAAAAAGATAAAGGAATTAATATTATAAATAATGTTCAGATATTATTAAATGGTAAAGATCGTATAACTTCAAGACCTTCTCAATATTATTCATGGATTCAAAATTATCAGGGATTCTCTAATGCTGCTTCGGAAGGTATTAATGTTTATTCATTTTCTATTAATAATGAACAATATCAACCAAGTGGATCATGTAATTTTTCACGTATTGATGATATAACTTTAGTTCTTACAGTTGATAAATCTGTAAGTTACAATAATCCAGCTTTGGCCAGAATTTATGCGTTAAGTTATAATGTATTAAGAATTATAAATGGTGTAGCAGGATTAGCTTTTGATAGTTAAATAAATTAAATCATTTTACCAGTTAACCCTCTCACTTGCCAGTTGAGCCAAATCCACCTGTTCCACGAGCAGTTTCATCTAATTGATCAACAAATGAAACATTAAAAGGTTCAAGAGATGGCATTAATAGTTGAAATAGTCTTTCTCCTTTTTTAATTTCAAAAGGTTCATTAGAAAGATTATCTACTTTGGCCATAATATTACCACGATATCCATGGTCTATAATTCCCCGACTATTAGACATTCTTAGTGGAGTTTTAGAGATGCTTGATCTGGGTTCAAGAGAATAACCACTTATTTTTTCAAATTGAGGAGAGCATCTAATTTGAAAATCTATTGTGTATCCAATAGCATTTGGAAGAACTATTACTGTTTGTGGACAGAATAAATCGTATCCACTATCTGTCTTATGATTATTACGTTCTTTGTAATATTCAGCAAGTGAATTTTCCATTAGTTGGATGTTAATAGTCGGCATTTTGTATATAATAATTATAGTTATTATATAAAAAATTAAAATATCAATTTTTTAGGATTAGGGATGTTTAATATAATTTAGCAGCAAGAACCGCAAGAACGCGTAATATCTTGACTTCGGACTTGTTCTTTGCTTTTAAATTTTCATTATATTTTTCAACAATTTTCTTCATATCTGCTAATGTCGCGTCTCCGGCATCTTTAGGTTTTACTTCACCAGAGGCTAACATGTTATTGTATTTGTTGAGGATATCGCGATTTTCTTTGACATTTTTTTCAGCATCTTTTAATGCTCTGTTTACATTTTCAATTTGTGTTACTGTAGATGGTTCAATGGTAATTCCTTTTGCTTCTAATCCTTTTGTTACTTGGGCAAGAGATGCGTCTAATTGGTATGAAATAAATGTGCTGTCGCTTACTGGGCGCCATTGTGTTGGGTATCCAACGGTTCCAAGTGCGAAGCTGCCTGCTCTCATGGCTGCGATCATTGGGCCGGCACCTCTCATGTCAATAGGCATTAAAGGATCTAAGTTACCACCGCCAGCTAATACACGAAATGGGATTGATGTATGGAATGGACTACCAACTATTCTTATCAATCTTGCTTCAGCCAATTTATTTTGAGCTTTACGGTGTTCTAAGACCACTGACGCACTTAGAGGATCTGCTGCGATTAAACTTAATCCTTTTATAGGATTTACCTCAATAGAAGGTGGTTCAAACTTAGATGTATCTTTCGCGGGTTTACCATATTCGGGTTTATCTAATTCGGTTTTTAAGGTATCTGATGTTTTAAATACAGCTATTAATTCAGCAAGATCAGTGCATTCTTTTCCAGTGTCAGGTGAAATTACTGCCTTTTGAAGAGCAATTTGGTCTTTTAATGGTAAATGACTTAAAAGTCTTTCAACTGTGTAAATTGCTTCACTTTTATGAAGTGATTTTACGGGGTCACTCCTTAAATATTCTATTGCTGTATTAGGGCTGTTAAATAAAACATGTGCAAAATGTTGAGCACTTGTTGTTGCGCCATCTGGACGTCCTGTTCCAACGGGAAAATCGTCAATTTTAGACTTTGAAGATCCACTTGTTAATAACATTTATTATATATTATTATATAATAAATTTATTTTTTATAAATTAAAACTAAATCTTTTTAACAATTTTTTATTAATTCCGGCTGAATTATACATAATTTCATATAAAATACCAATTACTAAACTAATGATTATATTATCATTAAAATTACACATACCAAATAAAATATTTTTTTCCCAGTTTCCCTTTGATCTAATTAGTGTATCGTATATTAATAATACTTGCTCGCGTGGTTTATCAGTTATATATTTATTATATTTATATCCATGATTTGTAATAAAATTCATATTTCTTTCATTCACAAATTCTTCTATCAATTTAACTACAAATTTTCCATTTCTAAAATTTATTTCTTCATAATTATTTATATAATCTAAATATTTATTTACATCTTTAACTTCTCTTAGATCATTATTTATATTTTCTAACCACATTTCTATAGCTACATCATTTATAGCATAATTTATAAATAATGCTATTGTAATAACTGATAACACATATTCGGTATCATTAATATATTTTCTTAAAAATTCATCTAATTTTTGAATTAATATTTTTTTATCATGTATTCTAAGCGCAAAAGGAATACCAATAAATATTAAGGAATTATACTCGCTTTTTTGAAATTCTCTGTTTTTATCTAATAAAAATATGCTATTAAGATTTACTTCTTGAATATATTTTTTATCATCTATTACAAGATTATCTAATACTTCTTTTATTTTTTTATACAGATTATCCACATTTAAATCATCTAAAGAATCATAAATTATTTCATTTAATGTTAATAAATAATTATTTGGTATATCTGAACTAAAATTAGCTATACCACCTTTTTCTGATATAATATTATTATACACATACAAGTTTATTACTGTTTTATTATTTAGTGATTGAGTATCATTAAAACGATTTAATGTTTCATTTGTATATGATCCAATTGATGCTGCTAAATACATACTACCAAAATTACGAATATTAAAATTTGTAAGTTTCATTTATAATATAAATATATATTAATATTAATATAATAAAATAATATGGATTTAATTCAAGTTTATGTGAAATATGATTTGTATGAAATTTTAGAATTAACAAATGATACAACAACTGCTGAAATTAAAAAGAAGTATAAGAAATTAGCAATTAAATTTCATCCAGATAAGTATCTAAATTCCGATGAATTAACTTCTGATGAAAAAAAAACATTACAATCACATTTTAATTTAGTTGGAGTTGCGTATGATATTTTATTAGATGAATCCACAAGGACAGTATATGATAAAGCAAGAAAAGAATATTTAGATGCTGGTCAATTTGGCGATTTAAAAAAACAATTTAATAATTTTAAAACATCATTACAACCACCAACCGTATCTCCAACTGTCTCTTCAACAGAATCTGGTTCATCTCCTTCTCTATCAGTAAAAACACCAATTGCTCCAATAAATGGAATAGAATTTAAGTATGGTGATGAAAGCACCGCAAAGAAAGTATTTAAAGAAGAGAATATGAAATTAAATACAGATAATGAGAAAATAGCGGAAGAGATAAGAGCAAAAACGAAAGAGAATTTAAACAAGACATTTGATATTGAGAAGGTTGATGATTTTAATGAATTACTTACAAATTCATCAACAACTGATAAAAATGGGTATATGAAAAAATTTAATACCCTATTTGATACATTTAGACAAAAAACAAACAAATCTTCAGAAATTATGCCATTTAATCAAAATGATGGTTCTGCTCCATATGATGCTGGATTTGGAATTATATCCGTTACAAGTGAACAAGGATCATCATTAGACGATGCTTTTAATTTAATGGATGTATCATCAAATGATTATGTTGAAAATAATATGTCTTTAGATGATAGAATGAATGCTTATAAGAAAGATTTTGATACATTAAAGATTCCAAAAATAAACAAAGAACCAAAAGAGTGAACATGTCATTTAACAATCTTGAACGATTTGAAATAAAAAAATATAATTTTATTCTAAATTATCGATACAATATTTATAGCCAATTTGAATTAATTCTAATCTGGCTGAATTATCTAATTCATAATTATATGAATTAGTTATGGGTTTTAAAATAAATAATTTTAATAAAGATTTATATTTATTAATTTTAATTTGTACTGGTTCATTAACAATAACACGATATAAATGAATTAAATATTCAACTGATGACATTTTAGTAATATCATAAGAATCTTGATATGTATATAAAACTATTCCAATTGTTGATTTTAGTTCTTCATCTGGAATTAATTGAATTGGAAAATTATCTTTTAATACTCCATCAATATAAAATGAATTATTATATTCAATCGGTTCAAAAAAGATGGGAATACAGCTACTCATTCTTAGAACCTTATAAACAGGGATATTTGGATAATTTTCATAATTAAAATATTCAACAGTGCCATTAGTAATATTACATGTTCCAATTGTTATCTTTTTTTTAGTAGCAGTAAATAATTCTAATAAAGTTATATTTTCATCAAATCCTTTATAAGATAGAAATTTTTTAATTAATTTATCAAAATTTTCACCTTTTGATAAACCTTTTATATTATCTTCTGTTAAAATCTTTTCAAATTTTAAATCAAATATCTTTGTAAAATTAAATTTTATTAAAAAATCTTCTAATTCATCATATTGATATCCAACTACAATTAATAAACAAATAAAAGATCCCATTGACACACCAATAAAATTATTAAAATTATCAATTAATCCTTTTTCGGCTAAATGTTTAATAATACCAAAAAATTGGAAACCATTAAAGCCTCCTCCACTGATAACTAAATTATTATATGAATTCATATTTATTTACAAGTCATATATAAAATAATAATAACAAGTAAACCAAATAGAACAATACTTACAATATTTTTATTATTTTTATCTTTTAATAATTCAGTGTATTTAGATAGATCAATAAAACTTTCAGTTAAATTAAATTTTAAACTATCTAAATTTAAACTATTTTGAGAACCAGCATCAGTTAATCCTTGAATAGCTGGAGCAGTATTTAAACTAAACTTTTCAATTAATGTATTTCTGCATTTTTTACATACTTGAAAATGACTAAATAATTTATTACATTGTTTTCCATCATCTTTTTTTATAGATCCTACTAAATCACGTAAATCTGTGTCAAAATCAAAATGACTTTGAGATGAAGAATTTATAGATTTTGTTAACATAACTCTATTTTTTTTCATATTAGTTAATTTAACCATAGGTTGTTTAGATTTTTTATCATTTCTTTGAACAGGTTTACGAACTGGTTTTTGAACAGCTTTTTGAACAACTTTACCAACAGATTTTTGTCTGGGATTATTTGCTGAGCGATTAATTTTTTTCTGAACTGATTTAATATCACTTACTTCAGAAAGAACAGTTGAAAGATTATCTATTACAGGGCTCGCTGATTTATTATCCAATACTCTGGCACTTCTTGAACTATTATTATTGATTTCATTAGTGGCATCTGCTACACTTGTAATTGGTTTAAAATCTTTGCGATATTTATCTAAATCATTAGATACTTTCCATGCTTCTTCTATATTTGAATACATATAATATACAAATTAAAAAAATAAAATTAAATATAAATTAAAATAATCTATACAAAAATAATTTAATATAGAGATTCATTCGTTTATAATATATATTTAGTTTCTATAAATAAAGTATTATGTCTAAGATTAACCCAAAAAAAATTATAACTACTGATACTGATTTATATTTTAATTTATTAGCAGATGATTCAAAAATAAAAGAACAATTGCCTCAAAAATTAACCGTAGTAAATGAAAATACAAGCGAAGATGATGAGCATGTTGTAGATGCCTTAAACTTAGAAGGAACAAATAATTTAAATAATATAAAATTTCAGCAAACAGATAAAGCTCCATCTGAAAAATCAAAAGAAGATGACTATGATGACGACGACGACTACAGTAGGAGTGAAAAATCAAGCAAATCAAGTAAATCAAGCAGATCAAGCAAATCTGTTAAACCTGTTCCTGAAGTTAAAAATAATGTATATGAGGTGCCATTTGATCAATTACAGCCTCAACAACAAAGATTAAAGAGATTAGAAAAATTTATGCAATTAAAATATATCAAAGAAAAATTTTCAATCTCATTATCAAAAGAATATACGATTAATAGTGATTATAATGAGATGTGTGCTGAAATAGAATTTCATACTAACTTCCAAAAGCGTCGTAATGGAGTAGAGTTTTGGAAGTCAACCTTTGTATATGGCGCAAAAGGATGTGAATATTTAAATAAGATGTTTGATCCATTTGGATTTGATCTAAATGGATGGGGTGATCATTTTTCATCTATTGATGCGAATTCAAATGATGAAATATTTGGTGAATTATATGATAAATATAAGTCTAAATTTGATGGATATTCGGTTGAATTCAGAGCTATCTTAATGTTTGCTGGATCAGCAGGAGCATTTGTAACAGCAAATAGTATATCAAATGTTCCTGGAATGAATAAAATAAAGGAGACAAATCCTGAGTTGTTTAATAAGATTCGTGCTAATGTAGCGAATGTAACAAAATCAAAAGTTGCTGAAATGACAGGTGGTAAACAAACAAAAGATATAAATGAGCAAAATCAAATGTATCAAAAGATGCAACAAGAGAAGAGACAAATGGAGATGGCATTAGAATCTCAAAGAAAGGAAATGGTTAGAATGCAAGAAAATCAACAAAGAATAATAGAGAAACAACAATCTGAAAACAATGCTTTAAAAAGTAATGCCTTAAAACAGAGTGCCGCTCCATCTATTAGTGGAAATACAGTTCCATCAATTGTCAGGAATGTAAAACCATCTCCATTAAATCCAACCTCTGCTGCTGCTAAACCAATTCAACCTACAATGACAGGATCATCAAATATAAATTCTATCTTAAATAAACTAAAACAAAACTTACCAAAGAATGATGAAACTAGTTCTGTTGTAGATGCTGACTCAAGTGATAATCGTGTATTAATGAGTTCAACAGTTGATTCTGAAAAGATAAAGAATATTCGTGGAAGTATAAAAAAGAATAAACAAGTTTTAAATATTAGAAAATAGTATCTTCTTAAATAGATATACATTAAATAATTGTTATAATTTTTAGGTATTAAAAATTATAACTTTATATAATTATAATATAAAAAGAAATGAATAAAAAATATATGGAACAAACTAATGTTAAAGTGACAGAAGTAAGGATACCAAAAAAAAGAGGAAGAAAGCCAACCGGTAAAATATTTCAGATGGAAAAGGGTATTGTGAAGAATATCGAAACAGATAACGAATGTATTATTGCGTTTTTACCACTAACACTTGCTGATACAAAGAATATTAATAATCTCCCGGAGGTTGTTATTGAAAAAACAAATGATTTAAAGATGAATGGTTCAGTAATGAATGATTTAAAGACTATTATATCAAATACAAGTCATGATTCTGAAGATCGTCTAACTGAGAAAATAATTAATCCAACAAAAGGTTCTAATGTGGATGATAGTAATGTTCAAAAATTAAAGAACAAGATAGAAGAATTAGAAAAATTATTGTATGATAATGTTAAGTTTGATAAATTAAACGATATTACACTTGACATTACAAAGGGTAATCAAGAAGATATACATTGTTGGTGGTGTTGTCATAAATTTGATCATCCATCAATCGGAATTCCTGATAATTATAGAGAGGAAGTTTTTAATACTTATGGATATTTTTGTTCATTTAATTGTGCGAAATCGTATAATTTAGATTATATAGAGAATAAGACAAGTGAAAGAAATTGTTTATTAATGATGTTAAAAAAGAAACTTACAAATGATGATTCATTTATAAAGCCGGCAAATCCAAGACAATCATTAAAAATGTTTGGAGGATATCAAACTATAGAAGAATTTAGAAAGGATTTTAAAATGATTGATAAAACAAGTATGTTAGTATTTCCTCCATTGAAGCCAATAAAGTTATATATTGAAGATGAGTATAAACATAAGATTAGTAGATTTCAAAATGATTATAAGATCAAGAGAAATAAGCCATTGACAAGAACGTCAAATAGTTTAGCAAACATGTTAAAAATAAAAGAATAGTTCACCTAAAACAAATTATAAAAATTTATAATTTGGTTTGATTTGATTTTTTGCTCTGTTTCTTACAGAGACACCTTGCCCTCCTCACCAAGGCGCTCCAGTAGCATCATCGCGCTCAGCGTCTTGGAGTCAGGGGAAAGGCGCCACAAGTCCTCGTAGCGGACCAGCTCCAGGCGGATGTTCTCCTGCTCCTCCACGCAGCCGGTAAACTTGCCGTGAAGAGCCGCAAGGTAGTCGCGCTCAACCACCTTGGTGAAGTACATGAGGCGGAGGAACTCGTCACACGCACCGGGACTGGGATACATGCCGTGCAGCGGTCCACCAGCTGCTGCTGCCTCACTTCCACCAGGGCCACATGGCTCCCCCGGGCCGTATGCCAGCTGGGTGAGGTCCTGAAGGTCTGACTCCTGAATCTTGATGCCAGTTTCCTCCTCCATCTCCTTGGCGGCCACGCCTACGAAGGATCCTTTGCCGTCCATCATGCCTGCGGGGATCTCCAGGTAGTGACGGCCGATGGGGAGTCGCGGCTGGCGGCAGCATACCACCCAGCGCTCCTCGCCACACTTGAGCACTGGAATGATGGCTACCGCAGCCCCGCGCGCAAAGACGATGCCGGGCACAGGCTTGCCCTGAAAGGTGCTTGTTGCGACAAACTTAACAAAGCCAACACGCGGGCCAAACATGTCCACGCTCTGGAACTCAATCTTTGTCAGCACAAAGCGCGTGTCCAGCTCGCGCGACCACGCAACAAAGGGTGAAGAGGCAAGCGCGAGCGGAATGTTGATGGGCGGTGTCTGCGGCACGGCAGACACAGGAACTGAAACTCCATTGATTGAGACAGAAAACTCGGAAGCAGATGCGCAGGCAGATGCGCAAGCAGATGCGCAAGCAGATGCGCAAGCAGATGCCATGTTATGCGTGCGAGTGTGATCCACGGGATAAGGGTATTAGAATATAATAATTAGGCCTTATTGTATAATAATTTTTCAATTTTTAGTAGACAGATTGGCAA